CGCGGCCGATCTTTCGTCGGTGGAGCCTTGAGGCGAGCGCCCACTTTGACCCCGACGTTCTGAACCTCCGCGACATCGAGGAGGTGGCTGCCGATGCCGGCAAGCTGGTCGGCATTGGCGACTGGCGACCCAAGCATGGGCGGTTCAGCGCTGGCATCCGAGAGGTGTAAGTCCAGATGAGGTCATGCAGGGCTGGGTCCGGTGCGCTTGGGCAAGGTCTGGTCGGCCTAGGCACGGCGCGGCTGGGCACGGTGTGACAAGGCGCGGCAAGGGCCACAGACGGTGGCACGGAGGCTTCGGCCTCCCTGCCACCCTCACGGGGGGTGGTTGAGGTCGGGTCGACTACGGCATGGCTGGGCGAGTTCAGGCCTGGCGAGGCAAGGCATGGACCCACTTCGGTGGGTACGATTGATGGGATCTAGGTAGGTCGAGCCGGTGAACATCCCCGCGCAAATCAGAGCCGGCGACACGATCCGTTGGCGGGACGTTGCGGGCCGCGACAACCTGGGCAACCCGATCAGCAGCAGCGACGGCTGGGGGCTCTTCTACTACCTGCGGACTAACACCGCGAGCGAAGGCGCCACGGTGACGGGTGCGGCCTACGGGACCGGGTGGGAGTTCACGATCTCGCAGGCCACCAGCGCGGCGTTTGATGCCGGGCAGTGGTATTGGCAGGCCGAGGCACGCAACAGCGGCGTGCATGTGACGCTTGGCGCCGGGCAGCTCGATGTGCTGCCTGCGCTGAGCTACACGGGCACACCTGGCGCGTTCGACGGCCGGAGCCAGGCGCAGAAAGACCTCGAGGCGGTGCAGGCGGCGATCAGGGCGATCATCTCCGGCGGTGCGGTGGCCGAATACACGATCGGCAACCGGCGGCTGAAGAAAATGGAGATGACGGATCTTCTGACGCTGGAGGGCAAACTGAAGGCTGAGGTGAAGCGCGAACAGGCCGCCTCCCTGGCCGCCAATGGCCTCGGCAATCCTCACAACCTCTACGTGCGCTTCTGATGGGCATCCGATCCTCGATCCTCGGCTGGCTGCAACGCGGCGCCCCCGAGGCCACGCCTGCACCACGGCGGCGGATGTACCAGGGCGCGATGGTGAGCCGACTCACCAGCGACTGGGTGACGGCTGGCACCAGCGCCGACGCTGAGATCAAGGGCAGCCTGCCGCGGCTGCGGAACCGCTCGCGCCAGCTGGTGCGCGACAACGACTACGCGCGGCAGGCGATCCGCGCGGTGAAAAACAACGTGATCGGCACCGGCATCAAGATGCAGGCGCAGGTGCGGATGATGCGCGGCGGCGGGCGGCTCGATGCGCAGGTGAATGACGCGATCGAGAGCGCCTGGAAGGTCTGGAGTAAGAAACAGCACTGCCACACCGGCGGCCGGCTGAGCTGGCACGACATGGAGCGGCTGGTGATCGGCGCGATGGCCGAGTCGGGTGAAGTGTTCATCCGCAAGGTGCGGCAGCCGTTCGGCGGCGGCAAGGTGCCGTTTGCGCTCGAGGTGATCGAGTCGGATCTGCTCGATGACACCTACACGGGCAAGAGCACGATCGACGGCAATGAGTGGCGGATGGGGGTCGAGTGCGACCGCTGGGGCCGGCCGGTGCAGTATGCGTTCCTGAAGAAGCACCCCGGTGATGCGCCATTCCAGGGGCCACCGAGCGGGCGTCACCAGCTGATCCCGGCGTCGGAGATCATCCACCTCTACCTGATGGACCGGCCGGGCCAGACCCGCGGTGTGCCGTGGCTGGCGACCGCGATCCAGCGGCTGCACCACCTGCAGGGCTACGAGGAGGCGGAGGTGATTCGCGCGCGGGCCTCGAGCGCGCTGATGGGCTTCATCACCAGCGACGAAGGCGAGCTGCAGGGCGATGAGGTGTTCGACGGCGAGCGGGTGTCGAACTTTGAGCCCGGCGTGTTCAAGTATCTGGCGCCTGGCGAGAAGGTGACGGTGCCATCGCTGGACGCACCGGATGGGCAGTTTGAGCCGTTCCTGCGGGCGATGCTGCGGGCGATGGCGGCGGGCTTGGGCTGCTCCTACGAGAGCGTGAGCCGCGACTTCAGCCAGACGAACTACAGCAGCAGCCGGCTGAGCCTGCTCGAGGATCGCGACCACTGGCGCGCGCTGCAGCAGTACCTGATTGAGAACTTTCACCAGTCGGTCTTCGAGGCTTGGCTGGAGATGGCGGTGCTTGGCGGTGCGCTGGGGCTGCCGTTCTACGAGACCGACCCCGAGCGCTACCGCGCGATCCGCTGGATGCCGCGCGGCTGGGCATGGGTGGATCCGGCCAAAGAAGTGCAGGCCTACAAGGACGCGGTGCGCTGCGGCTTCAAGACGCTGGGCGAGGTGGTGGCCGAGCAGGGCGGCGACCTCGAGGAGCTGATGGTGGCCAGGGCCGCCGAGCTGCAGCTGGCTGATGAGCTCGATCTGACGTTTGACACCGACCCTCACGAGGTGAACGCGGCTGGCACGCAGCAGGCCGGCGACGTGGGTGAGGATCAGGCCGAGGAGGTGGACCCGGCCAGTGACCCGGACGCAGGCGACGATAATGGTGAGGATGACACTGAGGACACCGATGGACCTATCGCGTGATCTCGAAGGGCAGCTCCTGAAGCGCGCCGAGGTAGCTGACTTTCAGGTCGGCGAAGACGAGCGCACCATCGAGTTCCCCTTCAGTTCCGAGTTCCCCGTGGCCCGCTACTTCGGCAACGAAGTGCTGAGCCACGATCGCGAGGCTGCCGACCTGGCACGCCTCAACGATTCCGCGCCGCTGCTGTTCAACCACGACCCCAACAAGGTGGTGGGCGTAGTCGAGCGCGCGTGGATCGATGGCAAGAAAAAGCGCGGCTACGTCAGCGTGCGCTTCAGCCGTAATAGCTTCGCTCAGGAAGTGCTGGCTGATGTCAAAGATGGCGTGCTGCGAAACGTGAGTTTCGGCTACCAGATCGAAGACATGGAGCAGCGCGGCTCTGGCGACTTCGTGGCGACTCGCTGGAGTCCCTACGAAGTGAGCGTGGTTAGCATACCTGCAGACCCAACGGTCGGCGTCGGGCGTGCTCTCGACGCTCAACCTGCGGCCCCCGCCGCATCTCCAACCCCCCAACCAGAACCTGAGGTTCCGATGGACAACACCCCTGACATCTCAGCGGTGCGGGCTGAAGCGGCTGCCGAGGCTGCGAAGGCTGAGCGCGCTCGCATTGCCGGCATCTCTGCCCTGACTGAGAAGCACAACATGGCCGACCTCGGCCGCCAGCTGATCGAAGGCGGCCGCAGCCTCGATGAGGCCCGCGCTGCCGTGCTCGACAAGCTGGGCATTAAGCCCCTCGAGACCGTGGCCCCTGTTGAGATGGCCTCTCAGGAGCGCGCCTCCTACAGCATCACCGCTGGCATCCGCGCGATGCTGACCGGCGACTGGTCTAGCCGCGAGGCAGGCCTGGTGCGTGACCTCTCCCGCGAAGTGGAGAAGTCCGGCGTGGCCAAGACCACCGAGCGCTCCTTCTTCGTGCCCTTCTCGGCACTGAGCCAGCGCGCGACCTACGTCACTTCGAGCGGCTCGACCGGCGGCAACCTGGTCGCGACCGATCTGCTGGCCGATGACTTCATCGAGTTCCTGCGGAACACCGGCGTGATGCTCCAGCTGGGCGTGCGCACCATGCCTGGCCTGGTCGGCAACGTGGCGATTCCCCGCCGCTCCGGCGTGGCCTCGACCTACTACCTGAGCACCCAAACCACCGCGATCACCCAGTCGGAGTCCACCTTCGATCAGGTGACCATGGCTCCCAAGAACCTGGCCGCCCTGTCCAAGTACAGCCGCCAGACCCTGCTGCAGGGCACCCCTGGCATCGAGGAGCTGGTGCGTCGTGACCTGACCGACGGCATCAACCTGGCCATCGATCTCGGCATCCTGAACGGCTCCGGCGGCAGCGGCCAGCCCACCGGCATCATGCAGACCTCCGGCATTGGCTCGGTGGCCATGGGCACCAACGGTGGCGCCATCACCCTCGAGAAGGTGGTGGATCTGGAGACTGCGGTGATGACCGTGAACGGCGCCGTCAACCCCGGCTCCGTGGCCTACCTCACCAACTACAAGGTGCTGGCAGCCCTGAAGAAGCTGCGCGCTGGCGGTTCCACCACCGGCGACGGTCCCTTCCTGTTCAACACTGACGCTGCTCGCATCGGCCGCGGCCCCACCCCCGGCACCCTGAACGGCTACCCCCTGGCCGCCTCCAACCAGGTGCCCAGCACCCTCACCAAGGGCTCCAGCTCTGGCGTGTGCTCGGCCCTGCTGATGGGCGACTTCAGCCAGGCCATGGTCGGCTTCTGGGGCAACGGCCTCGAGATCACCGTGGGCGAGGACAGCGACGACTTCAGCAAGGCTCTGACCAGCGTCCGCGGCATCGTCACCTACGACGTGGCCGTGCGCGATCCCAAGAGCTTCGCCGCCATCCTGGACATCACCACCTGATAGGAGACGGGGCGGGCAACCGCCCCCATTTTTTCTCATGAAGGTTCTGATCGAAAGCGACTGCGCCGCTCGGGGCGAATACCTTGAGGCTGGCAAGGTCTACGAACTGGATAGCGCTGTGGCTGCCGAGCTGCTGCGCATTGGCCGCGCTGTCGAGGCGCCGGCCGAGGAGATCAAGCCGAAGGCAACCCGCAAGGTGAAGGCCGATGGCGATCAGTGAAGACCTGACGGTGTTCCTGAACGACTTTGGCGTCAGCTGCACGGCTGGCGCCGTTTCGGCTTTGGGCATCCTCGACATGCCCAGCCAGGTCATCTCTGGCGACATGGTGCTGACCACCGACTATTCGCTGACAGCGCGCGCTGCTGATTTCGGCGGGCTGCTGTTCGGCGACGGCATCACGGTCGATGGCGTGAACTACCAGGTGCGCGAGGTGCGCAAGCTGGATGATGGTGCGCTTGTCGAGATCGCGCTGCAGCGCTTGGCGCCAAGCAGCACCGCGCCTGGCGCCAATCCGCGGACGTTTGGGCTCGCAGACCTGACCGATGTGGAGCTGACCAGCCCCACCGCTGGCGAGGTGCTCAAATACGACGGCACGCAGTGGGTGGACGGTGTGGACGGAGGTGCTGCCTACGTGTTCACGCAATCATCGGCCGCCACAACCTGGACGATCAACCACAACCT